TAGTACGAGTTCTACGGCGTCGTCGCAGAAATCGCAATGATAATCATATCTAGGCATGATGATTTAATTCAATATGGTTAATACAACCACACGCCACGCATTTCTTTATGCCTTCCACGGTAATCAACCTAGGGTCATTACACATTTCACAACACTCAGATAGAGGCACTACGTCCAAAACAACACCGTTATCGGTAAAGGTTGCTCGCATACCAGTTGGGTCAATCATTTCCATATCGCCCATTATTCCCCCTCAAAGAACCAGCGACCGTTTGCTGAAAGCTTTGCCCAACGTGCATGTTCTTTGACATTGCCTTTACAAACGTAGCCATAGTAGGTTTTTCCGCCCTTTGTGATTCCCTGTTTTAGGGTATGCCCATGCTCACACTCCGGCGGTGGATTGGGTGTTGCACTTCCAACTGCGTCAACAACATCTCCAACTGACCAAACAACAGGTTCAGGTTTTTTATCAGCTTCAAAACTATCTCTCAAAATAGTTTCAATCTGTCCTGACTTGCTTCCGGCTGCGCCATACATGTTTTGACGTTGCTCTAGCTTTTCTTTAAAGCTTTGGGCAGGAGCTTCCGCTGCAACGACTTTAGCCATTTCAGTTTGGCTTGGTCGCTTACCTTTAGCGGCGTATCCAGCGTTGGCGAGGCTGCGCCCAAGAGCAGAAGTTTCCGCGTTCTCCAATGCAGAAGTTGAATTGACGCCTCTATCCGTAACCATCTCATAAGCAAGACCAGTTGCCCAAGGGTGGGCGTCAAGCTCCGTACGATATATTGCAGCGCGGACAATAAAACGCGTAGGGCTAGATTCAAGCAACTCAGTATAAATACGAAAGTCAGGATATTCAGCAATAAATTTAGCAAGACGCACCTCTACCGTTTCATAGTCGTTTATGTTAAATGCCATCGTCCTCACCCCTCATTTCTCTAACAATTTTTCCGTAGATAATGCCATATCCAAACAAATCTCGGAGTGAGTCATCATGGTCACTTGTTTGACTAAGACGTGCGACTTTGACGAGCAACATGCACATTGCGACCTGTTCAGGCGAAATGTAAGTGTCCAAATAGCCTGACCAGAGTTCGCTAATTCGTCGGTGATTTTGCTCTGGGCTTCCATAAATGCTGCCTCTAGCTGCGAGGGTTGTGTGGATTTCATCAAGGAGTTCCTCAGTTCTTTTCATAGTCAAATACCTCATCTGACTGTTTTTGTATGTTGGTCAATCGTCGGTGCGATTCCCAACCTATTGCCCTGCCCCTCCAGTAACCCTGATTGTAGATTTCTTTATGCCATAAGCTGACAGCCCAAGAAAGCAATCCAGTTGCAATCATAAACCACAAAACCGTTAGTCCGTTGATTGTCATTAGTTTGTCCAAGAACTTGCATAGTCGGTAGTAAAGCAATACATCTCAACTGCGCTGTCATAAGCGATTGAATAAGTGTGACCTACTTGGTCAAGAAAGTGAGTAGCAAGAACAAGAGCTGCATAACTCTCAGTCCAAAAAATATACTCATGATTAAAATTCATTTCTTGGTCAAAGCGAAATTCCTGTACTTCCCAGTTTTGACCTTTGAACTCCATTTGACTTTCAGTTAATCTTTCAAAATCCAATGAATTTAATTGTACATTAGCTAAGTTTTTAGCATGTTTGGTTTTCATTTAAAGCCTTTCCGTTAAACCAAGTTCCGTTAACTTGGATAGGAAAAGCATGAGGCTTACAGCTGACATTTACAACCCTAGCCTTGGGCGTGTTCTATAACGCTTTTGTTACAATAGCCCCAGTTCATCAAAAGCGTCAATCTGCTCATCAATATCTCTAGGCTCGTAATCGGTCTGCCTACCCATAGGTTTTACCCTCAACTATGAAGCTGCCATCTTTTTCAATAGGCACAAATACAGGCGCAACCTTTTTGTTCTTTACATACAAAATTCCGAACCCTTGCTGCCAATTGCCGCTGCCACCTTTTAGGTATTTTGCAGAGGAAAACGACATTAAATTTCCGACTTCAAGACCAAACAAGGTATGCCCTATTTTGCCCCCTGACGAGGCTGTAACAGAGGCTAAACCCCCGCGATGAGTATGCCCACACACCACGCTCTTACCATGCCTTATAGCCAATCCTAGGGCTGTTTGACCACCCTTTTGGGATACCTGCCCCTCGTCACCATGAAGGATAATCCAATTAGGTGCAATGGGCATTGGTTCGCGCCAAAATTTAATGCCTAGCTCAGGCAAGCCAAGCCAATTTTCAAACTTCAATTCAGGTAATGAGGCGAAGGCTGGCAGTCTAGTTTTAATTGAATTCCATAATCGGTCTGTATGGTTAGACCTGACCATATCTGTTACCTGTAAGTCGTAAAGGACTTGCTTAGTAACTTGGCGATCTCGGTCAAGTGTTCCAGCAAATTCACCCGCCAAACCACGTTCCCATTTACTAAGTTGGGGGAGGTCAATTTCATCTCCGACCGTTGCAACTTGGTGCGGCTTCCATTTAGCAATAAATCGTACAAGGTTTCTAGTTGCAATTGGGTCATGATAAGGAATTTGTAAGTCGGAAATCAGGACGATTCGCTTAATTTATTCGTCCTCATCAAAATCGTCTAATGGGTTTTTAATTGGGTCTGTTGTGTCAACAATCCAATCAGGATAACTAGACCTATCCATTGCAAACGCTAGAGCTGTGCCTTCGTCCATGTTTGCTTTTCGGCATGCCATATAAACTTCGTTGGCTGCAATTGCCCAATAATCTAGCTTAGTAAGAACAGGCTCTTTAGTTGTCCTGCGTCTTTTAGCTACTTTCTTTTTAGGTTTACGCTTTGTTGCCATAGGTTTATTTTACTTCCTGCTAATGACAATAAACAGCTCATCAATGCGATCTGAAAGGCGTGTTGTTTCTTGTTGTAATGAAGTCAACTGGTCTTTCATTGAACTCCCGCCGTTCGGGCGAAGCTCATTAAGCCAACCTTTTACTAGCCAGCGTAAGCCAGCCAGCACTCCAATTAATGTGGTGGTAATTCCAGCAGCAAAGCCAGCCCACTCAAGGGCTGACATTACTCTTTACTGCCTATGCCAAATGCTGAGTCGTCAGGATTTAAAGCTCTAAGGATAGGGGCAAGAAAAGCTACTAAAAATGCTTTCCAAATATCGTCAAAAGAACCTGAAGGATTTGTTACATATACAGTTGCTAAACACACAAACGCACTTCGTCCGTATGAGTTAATTGCAGCCAATAACTTGCTATTCATGTTTGCCCCCTAGTAGTGGTATATCAAAAAATTCAGAATTATTATCTTGGTTCTTGCGGAAAGAAAGGTGAATATGGTGGTTATGCAAATTGTAACCGCGATAGTGACGCCACTTGTAATTTAGAATTGGCGAAGCAATCATGCCTAAATGAATTACATAATGAATACGTCCATGACGTTTAGCGTAGAGTCTAATCTGATCTGCCAAATATGCTGAAGCTCGTTTGTCGTCAGAAAGGCGAGCGTCAATGTCAATTGCTCTAACAACAAAGTTGGCTGACGCGTCGGGTATGTGATCGCTTTTACCTCTACGTTTGTGATGATCGTCAGCAATCCACCCATCACTTTTGCGCTGGCGATCTCTGTAAGAATCATCTACCTGATTGCGTAATTGAGCAGCCGCTTTTGATAACCATGGTTTCATTTAGACACAATTCCTCAAGATTATGCTAAGAGTAATTTAGCCTCGTCAGCGGTAATGCCTAATCGCTCAAGCAGTTCAGCCTTAGCCTGAGCCTTCGCTTCGGCTTCGAGTTCCCTTGTTTCGGCCTCAATTTTTCTTGATTTAATTTGTGCAATTTCCTCAGCGGTTGCATTACGCTCTATTACTTCGCCTGTTTCAACATTGTGTTCAAGTATTTTCATTAGTTAACTCCGTATAATGTATAAGTTCCAGCAGTAAATGTTCCGGTTGAAAGAGTAATATCAATTCTAGTAAGTGCATTTGCATCTTGAACACCACAAAATTGCTTAAATGTTTCTTGACCGCCTGAGTAGGCATAAGTAGCGTGATTATCAAATTGTTTGTAAGTTGTTGTTTTAGTGTAATCATAAAAATTGAGCAAAAAACTAGCGGCTGTTGCTGCTGTTGGTGTGTTAATGTTAATATATATCTGAGTTCCATTTTGCGATGCTACGCCAGAAAATGTTGTAGCAGTTGCTCGTAAATTTAAAATATTATAGATTGAGCCTCCATTGTTGTTAATTGTAAGTGAGTAATCTGCACTTGCAGTTGTTGTAACACCCCTAATTACTAATTGCAAGTTTTTGTAAGAACCTGAAATGCTAGTAAGAGATAATCCTGAGCCTGAAAGTGAACCTGATGCAATAGAGGTCATACCTCCACCACCAGCAGCGGCAGCCCATTTTAACCCTGTTGCTGTTGAGGAATCAGCTGTTAAAACTGTGTCGTTTGCGCCTACCGCTAATCTTGCAAATGTATCTGCGCCAGTACCACCAATTAAATCACCCTTAGCATCAATAGCTGTAGCCATAGAGTTTGTAACTGTGACTGTGCCAGAAGTGCCACCACCTGAAATACCTACGCCAGCGGTAACGCCTTCAATATCACCAGTTGCGCCAGATGCAACCCAGGCTGCGCCATCGTAATACCACAGACTGTTAGTGTCTTTAGTAAATGCAAAGTTACCTTCTGCTGGTGCTGTCACAGCTGCATCCCTGGCAGCGTTGCTAGCAAACACCCAGATACCTTGCATCAAATAGCCATCGACATCGGCTGCGGTCAATACCTCGCCTGTCGCAAAGTCCTTAAATCCTAATCCTGCTGCCATTTTTACTCCTTAGTAACTGAGCACATTATAGTCTAAAGTGC